GACCAACACGGCGGTGGCCACGGCGGCTGAGATCAGCACCGTGCCAGAGCTGTTTCAGGACGTGATCCAGAAGCGTCTCAAGGTCGAGAAGGGCGCGGATGGGCGCTACTTCACCCGCGTGCTGGACGAGGCCGGTGCCCCGTCGGCAAAGACGCTTGACGAGCTCAAGCAGGAACTGCTTGCCAACCCGAAATATGCCGCTATTATTATCAGCGGTAAGGGTTCTGGCGGCGGTGCCGGCGGACCCGGCTCGGGCGGCGGTGCCGCCGAGAAGAAGTGGCTCGATCATACCGATGAGGAATTGATTGCGCTTCGCAAGGAAGACCCTGCCCGCTATGACCGGCTCCGCGCCGAGCACCAGAAGGGCAAGTAATCCTATCTCGCCCTCGCACCCAACAAACCCCAGCACACGGAGAATACCATGTCTCGCCTTGCCAACATCATCGATGTGACCATCTTCAACGACCTCCCGGCCGAGGACAGCCCCGAGAAGACCGCTTTCTTCGCGTCCGGCGTTATCGCGCGCAATGCGATGCTCGACAACCTGGCCAACTCGCCAGGCAAGACCGCCGAGCTCCCGTTCTGGCGTGATCTCAACGCAGCCGATGAGCCCAACTACTCCAACGACGCCCCCGGCGATGTTGCCGTGCCGAAGACCATCGAGCAGGGCGAGCAGATCGCCCGCAAGGCGTTCCTGAACCAAGGCTGGTCGGAGTCCGATCTTGCCGCAGAGCTCGCCATGGGCGGCAATGCCATGCGGCGCATCCGCGCCCGTGTGGACAGCTATTGGACGAAGCGTTGGCAGCGCCGGCTGGTGGCGAGCTCGATCGGCGTTCTTCTCGCCAACGTCGCTCAGGACAGCTCGGACATGGTCCATGACATCTCGATCCAGGACGGCGACGCTGCCACGGCCGCAAACCTGTTCTCGCGGTCGGCCCTCATCTCGGCCACTTTCACCCTCGGTGATCGCTGGGACGGGATTCGGACCATGGTCGTCCACTCGGTCGTCATGCAGCGCATGATCGAAGGGGATGACATTGTCTATATCCCGGACTCGCAGGGGCAGCTCACCATTCCGACCTACCTCGGTCGTCGGATCGTGGTCGATGACGGTGCCCCCGTCATCGCCGGCACCACCAGCGGGTTTCGTTACGTCTCGATGCTCTTCGGCGAAGCCGCCTTCGGTTACGGCGAAGGCACCCCCCTCGTTCCGACCGAGGTCGAGCGCGAAGCGGCGCAGGGCAACGGTGCCGGTGTCGAGAACCTCTGGACCCGCAAGACGTGGGTGATCCACCCCTTCGGCTATCAGTTCACCAGCAACACGGTGACCGGCCCGACCGGCAAGACTGTCAACAACATCTCGCCGACGGATGCCAACCTTGCTTTGGCTGCCAACTGGGATCGGGTGATCGACCGGAAGAACATTCCGCTCGCTTTCCTCATCACCAACGGTTAACCCAAGGGGAACGGGGGCTTCGGCCCCCGTTTTTCTTCCAACAAGAAAGGACATCCGATGGCCAAGGCCCCGAACAATCCGGACCCAAAGTCCGAGACGCCTGCCCCCTCCCCGACCCCCGCACCTGCGCCCGCCTCGCCTTGGGCAAAGGCTGGGGACAGCGCGGAGATTCCGCAGCCCGTCACGACCGCCGCAACGCCGGCCCCTGCCCCTGCCGTTGACGAAGAATCCACAAGCATCCTTGACGACGCCGAGCAGGCCGAGCTGGATGCCGCGGTTGCGCTTTTTCGGATCAACACCGAAGCCACGATGATCCGGGGCAAGCTCGCGCGCAACATCGCAGCCAACATCATCGATGGGACCACCCATTACGGCACCCGCGTCACCCGGCGCGCAATCGATACGGAGGAATAACATGGCCATCAAGAACGTTATCCCCAAGACGAAGCCCGAGCAGCTCGAAGATGCGGCCGCCAGCGCGGCCCTCGCAGCCGCACGGGCGGCCCCCGCCACGTATTCCACCACGGCCGCCGACCTTGCTGCCGTGCTGGTCGCGCTTGGCGTCATGGCCCCCGCTGCGTAACACGCATGGCCTTGATCGTTGAAGATGGGACGGTCGTCACGGGGGCAACATCCTTCGTCACGGAAGCCGAGATCATCGCATACGCAGCAGCGCGCGGTGTGGTCGTCCCGGACGATGCCGCCGCCACACTTCACGCCATCAAGGCCATGGACTACTTCCGGACCCTTTGTTTTCGGGGTGACGTTGTCGCCATCGACCAGGAACTTCCGTTTCCGCGTATGGGCCTGGTCGATGGCGACACCGCCGAAGACTATGCCCACACGATTCCGCGCAACATTAAGCAGGCGCAGGCTCAGCTTGCCGTTGACAGTTTTGGCGGCATCGTCCTGACCCCTTCCGGCGCTCTCGACCCACAGTTGAGCAAGGTTAAGGTCGGCCCGCTTGAGCGCGAGTTCTACGAAGTTGCCGGCGGCCTTGGCCTTGAGCCCCGCCTGGTTGTCGCAATGGCCTACCTTTCTCCCCACCTTTGTGATGCGGGCTCCTTCGGCCTCAAGACGGTGAGAGCGTAGTGGCGGACGTTTACACACAGGATATTGGCGCTGCAAAGGCACTTATTGGCGCCTTTGGTGCACAATGCCAGTGGCAAAAGCCGCGGCCTGTGGCGGGCGGCGACCCGGGCTACCCGACCGAGGGCAGCGAGCCCAGCCCTGTCCCTTGTGAGATCGTGTTCTTCTCGTCGCGGGACGTGGCCATGATGCCGATGGCTTTTCGCCAGTCAATGAAGGGGACCGACGTTCCCGAGTCTGCCGAGCTGGGGTTGATGCAAGGAGGCGTCCCTTTTGTCCCCGAGCTGACTGACACGATCACCCGGGCGGACGGCCGCGTCTATTCGGTCAAGAAGATCGATGCCGTCGCCCCCAACGGAACGCCGGTCCTCTACTACCTGCTGGTGCAATCATGAGCGCGACGCCGCAGCAGGCCCGTAAAGAGATTTTTGCGCTGCTCGCGGACAAGTGGGCAGCCGGCACGATCGTCAGCCCCGTCCCTGAGATTCGCTACCAAGGCGTTGAGAAGGCAGCAACGCCCGGCGCGGATAAATTCTGGGCGATGGCATCGACCCAGCTCGTCACAACCAGGCAGCGAGCACATATCATGCCGGACGGTCCAGGTATGTCCCCGCCCGAATATGTGACCGATGGCTTTCTTGTTGTCCAGCTTTTCGCGCCGATGAAGAGCCCAACAGCATACGCGACTGGGGAGTTGCTGGCCGCCTTCGTGCAATGTATATTCATGGCGGCTGAAACAGCGTCCGGGGTCTGGTTCCGCAACCCTCGGATCAATGAGCTGGAGGCGGACGGGACGTGGTATCGCTGGAACGTCATTGTAGATTTCCAGTTCAATCAGACAAAGGGATAAAATCATGGCGGTGCAAAAGCAGGACTCCAACCTCGTTGGCTTCTACAAGATCAGGGAGACCGTGCTCGGCGAGGTTCCGGCAACCGGCACATGGCAGACGCGGGAGCCAAACTCCTTCGATGCCTTGGGCGGGGAATATGTCAAGACGGCTCGTCGGCCGTTCTCACCCTCCCGGCAGCGGAAGAAGGGGTCGGTTACCGATCTCAACGCCGACGGCGGGTATAACGAGGACGTCACCCAGAACAACCTCCAGAGCGATATGGAGGAATTCTTCTTCGCCGATATGCGCCGGACGCCGGAGCTGGTGATCGATGCTGTTGCGGCAGGATATAATTCTGCGACGGCCGTCCCCGGCTCCATCGCAGCGGGGGCGATCTTGCTGGCGAGCGGCTTCGCTGTGGCCAGCAACAACGGCATGAAGGTCGTGTCCGGCGTCACCGGAACGCTGATCGAGACGACGGCGACCGAGGCGGCGGAAACCCCTCCTGCCGGGGCCAAGGTCAAGCTCGTTGGTCACACGTTCCCGGCTTCGGACCTGTCCATCACTGACGTTGCCGGCACGTTCCAGCTCAACACCGCGGCAGGCGACTTCCGCGACTATGACCTGGTGCCG